GGTTACAAGCGTGACGTCCACTACATCGTTGGCAAAAAACCGTGGAAGGCGCTGCATTGGCAGGAACCACACTTCCAGCCTATGAACTGGGAGAATACCGTAGCCTTCTATAATGGCAGCTACCTCAATATCATCTCTCAGGACCGCAGCGGTACCTCCAACTCCCTCTCACTCGACCATGTTTTTATCGACGAGGCGAAATTCATCGACTGGGAGCAGCTTAACAATGAGACGCTCCCGGCAAACCGTGGAAACAAGCAGTTGTTCGGTGACTGCTGTCTCCACCATGGTCTGACAATTACTTCAGATACATCGGCGACCAAAAAAGGTTCCTGGTTCATGAGCTGGGAGAAGAAGCAAGACAAAGAGCTGGTGGCAACCATGGAGACAGTCCTGGTGCATCTGCACAGCATCCGCAACAAGCTGGCTGCTCACCCTGAACGATATGACTACTACATGAAGGAAGTGCAGAAGTATGAGAAGATTCTTGATTCTCTCCGCTCCTATGCACTTGTCTATTCTCGATGCTCCAGCATCCAGAACCTGGCTGTCTTGGGCGAGGACTTCATCAGACAGATGAAGCGAGACCTGCCAAAGATGACCTTCCTCACGAGCATCATGTGCCAGCATGTCGGCATCGCACAGGATGGATTCTACTCCGGACTTGACGAGGATCGCAACTTCTATACGGCGCCGAACACCAGGTTCCTCAATGACCTGCAGTATAAGTTCGACCCTAAGCACGACAAGCCGGACTGCCGCATGGATGGCGACCTGGAGGACGGTTTACCGCTGATTATCGGCTGCGATGCCAACAACAACATCAACTGTCTCGTAGTCGGGCAGGTGGGGTCCGATACCAAGTTGCGCATCGTCAACTCATTCTATGTGAAGTATGACAAGAAGTTGCCTGAGCTTGCTCAGGACTTCTGCGACTACTATAAGTATCTCAAGAACAAGCGGGTCATCTTCTACTACGATGCGACCTTCGTTGGAAACTCCTATGCAACGCACAACGATAAGTTCTACCAGATTATCACCAAGGTGCTACGTAGGAATGGCTGGCTCGTTACAGAGGTCTACATCGGCAAGCCGATGAACCATCTTGAGAAGCAGTTGCTCATCGACCGCATGTTCAAGGGACATGCGCGCCACATGGTTCTCATCAACCAGGACAATAACGAGGACCTGATCATCTCCATCGAGAGTGCCGGCTGTTACAACAACGGCAAGGATAAGCGAGGAGAGAAACTCGTGGAGACAGACGAGGACAGGCTGGAGAACCGTACCGACTTCTCCGATGCCTTCGATACCGTCTGTATAGGCGTGGATAAGTTCCCTCAGACCGTCCTCTATACGGGAGGCATGAGCAACTATTACCCTCGATAGAATATTTCGTTCTTTTTTTATTTATTGCTTTAAGTTTTTTTTATGCTATGATTCCTTGGCTGCTTGCTCGTGAGAGTAGGCAGCCTTTTTTCTTTCCGGGTGTGTGAGAAAGCGGTATCTCCGATGGTGAGTTTGATGCTGTTCCGTACTTTTTTTATTGCATTCTCCGCCGCCCGTCATGTGTTCCCATCCGAAATTTCCTATGCAAAGGTAGCTTCTGGCGATTCAAACCTGTGCATGAACCTGGGTTAACAAAAGCCAAAGGTTCTTCACGCTTCACTAAACCTTTACCTTTTGTTAACACAGAACCCCACACCTGTTTGCCTCTGCCAGCGCATTTTGAATGCATAGGAAAAATCGAAAGGGCACACCGGGCTTTGAACGGAATGCAATTAAAAAAAATACTCCACAGCAGGAGTGGGAAAAATCTCTGGACTCCCAAACATTACCAGAATACAATTTCAAACTTTATAAAATTTTTCGATATGAAACAGAATTATTTCTTTGAGTACGTTCCAAACGCTTACATCAGCCTTTGCGTTGACAAGGCACAGCAGATGGCAAACAATCGCTTTGTATACGACTTCAAGGCAGGCGACAAGAAGGCGGCACACCTCTGCGCTGAGTGGCTAGTTCGCTATCTTACAAAGCAGTATAGCAGTATCTTAGAGGACTTCGTTGTAGTTTTTGCTCCATGCAGCACACAATGGAAATATAACAAGCGATTCGGCTATCTCGCAGCCATCCTCAATGCAGCAGGCATCGCAACCGCAAATGAGCACGTGCACATCTTTGGAGAGCGCAAGCCAACCCACAACGGAGGCAGCCATTTCGTCAACGAAGACATTTATCATGTTTCGTTAGATGGCGAGTACTTCAATGGCAAGCAGGTCATTCTTTTCGACGACCTTCTGACTAGTGGCAAGACCATCGAGGACTTCAGAAGCAAGTTAGAGGCGGCAGGTGCTTATGTGGAGAGAGAAATCTTTTTGGCTCGCACCATTCACCACGACCCAATAAGCAACAGAGGCGTGTTGCAGGAGATGGCAGAAGGCTTTTATGAGGCAGTGGCACACTCAAAGAGATGTTTTCCACAGGGTGTTAATATCAATAAGAAATCAAACAACAACTATAATAAAGTAGCGTAACATGAAGAAGTACAATGATATACTAGCAGACGAGCACCCAGAGTTCAAGGCAGCTAATTACGGATTCGATTCACTCAGTAACACCGAATTGTTATCCATGGTAATCAACAGAGGGGCAGGAACAGCCGAAAGCCTATGCCAGGCTAGGCAACTGATGAACATGGCAGACAATAACCTCAGTAACCTTGCAAAGTTATCCATGGACGAAATGCAGGTAGTGCAGGGAATAGGCGACTGCAAGGCGTTGGCAGTACTCGCAGCTTTGGAACTAGGCAAGCGCAGGGCAGTGGAGAAGTTGGGCAGCAAGCCCGACATGGGCAGCAGTCTAGCCATATACAACTACATGCTTCCGCAAATGGCAGACCTCAAGGTAGAGCAGGCACACGTCTTATTGATGAACCAAAATTTCAGACTCATCAAGAGCGTGAAACTGAGCGAAGGAGGGATAACAGAGACTTCAGTGGATATTCGTATCCTCATGAGGGAGGCAGTCTTGAGCGGTGCAACCATCATGGCATTCGTGCACAATCACCCATCGGGCAACACGCAGCCAAGCAAGGCGGACGATGTGCTGACCCAGCAGATAGCCAAGGCTTGTCAAGTCATGCGCCTCTTCTTTATGGACCATGTGATAGTAACAGATGGAGCATTCTACAGCTATCACGACAAGGGCAGACTATAGGCACCATGGGCAACGTGACAGGAACACGTTGCCCTTTCTCTTGCTTGCAAACTTGCTGATAACCGCGGATAAAGGGAAGGGGATAGAGATAAGCGAGGGCGATGGCAATTCGGCACGGCAGTCGGGGAACGAGGCAATTGCCACAAGAAAAAATCCTTACATATACCGCTCCAGTCAGCCGCGGCAATTGCCTCCGAGCGTAGGGCGGTGGGGGGTATCCTTACGGCAAGGCACGCCCTTTTTTGCTCCAACTTTTCAAAAATCCATGATTTTCAGCAAGTTGGCAAAAATGACCGTGGAAAATTTGTGCAAAATGCCCAAATTTTGCAATCAATTGCCATTGATTGCCCGCTCGAAAACGGCTACTTATGCCAATTTCCATGAAATTGCCACAAGAAACGAGCCGTTTTCGAGCGAACCCCTACATTGCATTTCGGGGTAAAAGAGGTAATAACATTGTTTGACATCATTCAAGAATGATGAGAAAAAGAGGTAAAAACCGTGTTTGATGGGGGTGAAATGTTAAAAATGAGTTAATAATAAAAGAAAGTTTATGTTTTATTTGGTTATTAAAAGAATTTTATGTATCTTTGCATCGTGAATAGATAACTAGATGTTTAACAATTTAAAATTCAACAGATGAATGAAGAAGAGCTAGAAAAGCAGATTAGAATTAAGAAGAAACTGCTAAGTGATTACATCAGGCTGAGAAAGGCTTACAACATTGATGATGAAACTTATTGGAAGTTTACAGACAGCGTTTTAGACCAGCTTTCAGTTCTGATTAAGAAAAGAAAAAAGAAGTAAAAACTTACCCCTCCTTCGGGAGGGGATTTAAAAAATAAAAGATATGAATAATAATACGGATTTACTTAAGGAATACGCTTCTCTTGCAGGCAAGGAAGACGAAAAGAGCGAAGCTCGCAAAACAGAAATTTTAAACTACATCAAATTAAATGCTGATGATAGTGATAGAGAGGAAGCAAAGGCTTTCATCAACCAAAAGATGGAGCAGCTTCAGAGTGAAGTCCTGACTTTGCGTGAGCAGCTTGCAGAGGAAGATTACAAGTTGCTGCCACTTCGTTACATCGCACAGAATTACTTCGGCAAAAGCGCAGCATGGCTCTCTCAGCGTCTCAATGGCTCAGAGGTTCGCGGTCATGTTTACACGCTCAATTCCGAGCAGAAAGATATTTTCAATCGTGCCGTCCAGGAGATTGGACAACGCATTAGCTCTTTGCAGTTAGCATAGGGTTATCTGTTCACACAACCGTCCCCGACGCGATTCCGTGTCGGGGACATTTAAAGGATGATTTACAGGCAGCCGTGTTCTGACATAGGCTGTGTTTTCATATAATTATGTAGGAATTTTAGTAAAGATCTCTGAGCCCTCCGTGCGTGACGCATCGGGGGCTCTTATTTATTAATCATAAAAAATATAAATATGAAAAGCAAGATGCCTGATGATGATATGGATTATATGGATTGGTCCTATAAAATTTATCAAGACAAAAAGAAAAAAGAGTGGGAAGCCAAGAGAAAGGCTGAAAAGAGAGAACGCAATAAATATTGGATGGAGGTCATTACGTTCCTGTTGATGGTGATATCTGTATTATACTCGTGCCTGGCTTCTACCATTAAGCAAGTATGGCAATGGCTATTGATGTTGTTAAAGCTTCAATGACTACAAGCAGATAAAGACGGTTATTGTCTCTTTCTGCTATTTCTAAACGCTCGTTGGCTATATCTAAGCGTTCATTGGTCTTATCGATAAGTTCAATAACCTTATGTAGGGTAAGTTTCTTATTTCTTTCCATACCTTAATATATATTATTTAGTTAATCCGATGCAAATATACGGAATTTTATTGAATATCCATGGAATTTTATTGAATATCCATGGAATTTTATTGAAAATCAGAGAAAATCAGAGAAATTCATTCCTCAATACCCCGATTTTATGCTCTAAAACATATTCCCTGCAGATACTTTGTCAGTGAGGTTGAATGTCTAAAATATTATTGCTATTTTTGCACTTGATATAAACAACAAACTTATGGAAAAAGGAAATATAAATTTTGTTGCCATTGACTTTGAGACAATGACACCCGAGCTGACAAGCGCATGTGCAGTTGGTATGGTACAAGTAGTGAATGGAGTAATCATGCAAAAGTTCTATAGCTTAATTAAGCCATATCCTGATGAGCGTACAGAGCGAAACACATTCGTGCATGGCATTACTGAAGAGATGGTGGAGAATGCACCTACTTGGGATATCGTTTTCCCAGTTCTGAGAAGCTTCGCTCAGAGTGGTTGCATAGCTTGCCATAATGAGGGTACTGAAGCTAACATACTCTCAAGACTAGCTGAAGTTTACAATATTGACATGCCAGGATATCAGATTATTGATACCATGCAATTATTACCAGGTAATAATTCGTTGAAGAAGATGTGCGAGTTGATGGGAATAGAGATGCACGACCATCATGACGCATTAGCAGATGCAACTGCCTGTGCTGAGATTGTACTGAAAGGTGCAGGCATTGATGTCACACATCATCATTATGAGAAGCCTGACTATAAGGCTCACAAGAGCCTGACTGGAGAAGTCAAACAGCCATTAGCTGATGAAGATGTTGCTAACAAGGATAATCCGTTCTTCCACCAGAAGGTGGTAATCACTGGAGTATTTACAGCTTTCCCAGATAGAGAGAAGCTGGCTTTTAGACTTCGTGACTGCGGTGCAGACATCAATTCCTCTATCTCGGCTAAGACTAATATCGTAGTTAAAGGTGAGGGAGCAGGACCTTCCAAGATGGAAAAGATAAAAAAACTCAATGAGAAAGGAGCTAATATCAGAGTCATCGAGGAGAAAGAGATGGTGGAAATAGTAGAGAAATATGGTATATAAATAAAAAAATGAGCGAGGAATGAAAATTTCTCGCTTTTTTTTTGGCGGTTCCAAATATTCTTCGTACTTTTGCCATCGGTTATAAGATAGTAGTAATCTACTCAGCGATGGCGACTGTTTCGCCTAGGCTTCACGCCGTGGGCTTTTTTTATGCCTATAAAGTATCATTTTCCCGGCAGCGGGAAAAAGGTCTTTTCAATATGGCGGTTGCATGATCCGTAAGATACTTGCCCTTCGCTGGGAAAGCTACCATCTTATAACCAACGGTGAATGTGACCGCCACCATTGTATTTATACATCAAGGTCGGTCTATAAATGGTTATAAGATGGCAATTATGCAGAATTCAATTTTAATTAGTGATGCGCAGGTGAGACCTGCAGGCATCAGCGTTGAGGAGGGCATCAATACCCTCAAGTGTGAAATCAAGAAGCTCGCCAAGACCAAGAGCGAGACCTTCAGCTATATCTGCGAGGAGACCGTGACCTATGGAGAAGTTGTGCTCACCATGGTTGGTTTCGCAGCTGTGATGGCTATTGTCATGATTGGTGGATTCATTTTCGGAGGGGAGGTAGCATGATGAAGAAAAGTAGAAACCGCAGAAGACGCATCCACAAGCTGACTACCAAGGACATCAACAAGTGCGAGTATTTCGCATCTGAAGGCATGAAGATGAATGCCCATAAAGTGGAACTCAAATTTCTGAGAGATGATAATATTGTAGCATCATTTGCTGTCATCGATGATGCGCCACACAAGCAGACTATTATCCGATGGTATGATCATCGCTATTATGCTCTTAGGTATGGAGCTAAAGTGGTTGAGCCATACAATATGACTTTGGCCAAGTGGAAAACCATCAACAACGATTAGGTATGAAAAAGAATAAGAAGAAAGTCAAGAGAGACATTCTCTTGCTATATTTCAAACGCCGTCGCATCCGCGATGCGCTCATGAAACGCTGGTGGGAGCTTGAGACTAAACGCAAGGAACTGTACAAACTGGTGGAGTACGCCAAGATCCAGTCACGATACTGCGTCAATCTGGACTGCCACCGCATAGCCGGCAGATACCTCAGAGAACTGGAGCAAGAGGAACTACGTACCTGCAGACTTCAGATCAAATACGACCTTTGGGCTTCCCGTCTGAGCTACTGGGTTGACCTCTATGAGTCGGCATTGTACCGACAGCACCCAGATGACGGTATTTAAGTTTAACCCTTTAAAAAATGAAGATTATGCCAAGAAATACAGAAAAATTCAACAGCGAGCAGTTTGAGCAGGACCTGCTCGACGCTTACTTCCACTTCCGCAGCTGCCTCCCTGTGAAGGATGAAGAAACCGGTCTTGATTACAAGAAGAGCTTCAAGACCACACAGGACATCGCCACGGAACTTGATGACATGGGCGGTGTCAGTATAGAAACCATCAACCAGTATCTGCAGGCGCATGGCTACTATGTAGCCACGCAGCCAGACGGTACCGTGGCATGGGCTATATGGGAGAGAGTTGTCAGGCCAGACAAATTGGTTTAAGTTAAAAACTCATATATTTTATTGTACTACCATGTGTTATGAATAATTTTTCGTACCTTTGCAGCACGAAAAATTTTACAAAGTTTTGAAAAGCTTTGATACGGCTGACCGCTCGTGAGGGTAGTCAGCCGTATTTTTATTTTTATCCTCTCCATATTATCTTTGCATCAAAAAAGATAATATATGACCATCACATCACTTCCGTCGGGCAGTTGCTTCCTTGAGAACATCCCCGACATCGATATTCTCACGGCCAAGACCCGCCTGCTCGTCACCATCAAGATAGGTGATGATACCATCTACGATGAGTATCTCTATCCTGCCGATGGAGAGGTCAGAGTGATCGACCTTGCCGACATCTTCCGTCCATATGCACGCCGGAGGCTGGCAGTCACAGCCACCATCACCATCGCCGAGCAACAGGTTCCGGACTCCGGAGACACCGACTCGGCAACAGTCACCGATACGCAGACAGCCAACCTGCAGGTCTACTATTCTACCGTAGACATCGTGGGCGTGGACTGCTCTACATTCCTCACCACCCACTTCCTCACCCTGCTCGAGGGGCACAAGACCACCTACATGGGGCGACTTGAATATCTCCACTACATGGGCAAGGAAACAGCAGAAGTCACCGCACACTATGCGGACAAAACCACAAAAATGTTTACCGCACCAGCCACCGGCGGCAATGACATCTACACCACCATCGACGTTTCTCCGTCTCGTTTCGAGACCGAGGGCACCGACCTTCTCTACTACGTTGTAGAGGCAGGCTCACGCTCCATGACCTTCATCATAGACAGCGAAGAGCGTGATGTGGCGCCTACTCTGCTCTTCACCAACAGCTTCGGCTGCCAGGAGCTCATCTACTGCACAGGCAAGCACGAAGTAGACCCGCAGTACACCCGCGATGCAGCCTACATGGGCGGCATCAGGGTAAACTACCGCATCACAGAGCAGCGCACATTCAACGCCGATACTGGCTATCTGGGCACAGACATGGCCAACTGGGCAGATGATCTATTCCGCTCAGACGAGGTCTATCTGGTCAACTTCATCGGCGGGGTAGCCAAGGTGGGCAAGCGTGTCACCCTCTCTGACTCAAAGTCCAAGCGCGACAACCTGCGCGACAGCGTGCCACGCTTCACCTTCAGTTACACCTACGCCCAGCGCCAGCACAACGTGCTTGACCTGCAGCGAGCCGGTCGTATCTTCGACAACACCTTTGATAACACCTTCAACTGATGAGACGCACAGCTTACCACCTCACAGAGGTGCTGCGCCTCCTGGCCAAGGCAGAGAGAGACCGCTCTACCATTAACCTGAAGGCGTGGACATCAGACGGCAAGACCGTCGACTATACAGGATGGCTGGTCAGGGGCAGCAGTTGGCGTGGCGGTTTCCATCGTCTCGTCAATCCGGCAAATGCCGAGGTTCGAACCGTTCCGGACATCTACATTCACCAGTTCCTGGGCTTACCAGTATATTTATGACATGAAACAGAAAAAATATCAGCTTCAGCAAGTGGGAACCAGCGGTTCCTACAGTCGCTACGCTCTCGTGGCAGAGGGCGTGAGCAGGGTTACAGACTCCACCACCATCGAGCAGCAGTATGGGAAGGATACCAGTTTTCTGGGCTCCGGAGAGGTGGGCGATGCCACCACGGGCATCTTGGAGACTTCAGACGGCAAGCTCTTCGAGTATGTGAACTATGGCGATGACAACGACATGCCATACACCCTGCAGCAGTTGCTGCGCCGCAACATGGTGGCGCAGCGAGCCATGGCGTTCAACGTGCAGTGCTGCTACGGCCAGGGCGTGCGCTTCATGGACCGGGAGACCAAGCAGGACACTACCGACAGCGAGATACGCGACTTCTGCCTGAAGAACTCCATCCACGAGGTTTTCATGCAGCAGGCGACCGATATGAAATTCTTCTTCTGGTCGGTAGAGGTCATCATCCTGAGCCGTGACCACTCCAAGATAGTAAACATCCGCCACAAGGACGTTTCCTACTGCCGCCTGGAGGTACCAAATGACAAGGGGCGCAGCGAGCATGTATTCTTCGGCGACTTCCGCAACGTCATGTCGCCTGTCCACACCGAAGTCATTCCGCTCCTCGACTTCTACGACCCGCTGGGCGACCTCATGGCGCGCATGGGCAAGGCACCCGACCCATACACAGGCATCACGGGCAAGGCACCCGAGATGGGCAAGGACTGCAAGTTTGCCATCATCTCACGCATCCCGACACCCGGACTGCAGTACTATCCGATACCATACTATGCCAGCATCTTCGACGATGCCTGGTACGACATCTACCGTCTCATCGGTATCGGCAAGCGCTACATGATCAAGAACACCTCTGCGCCACGCATCCAGATAGAGGTGCACCGCGACTACTGGGAAGAGCTCTGCAACAACGAGGACATCATCGACCCGGATAAGCGCAAGGAGCGCATCCTGCAGGAGAAGGACAACATCATCAACTTCGTGTGCGGTCCGGAGAATGCAGGCAAGGCACTCATAACGGGCTATTACTTCGACCCCAACGGCAAGGAGCAGCGCATGGTGCGCATCATCAACCTCTCTGAGGGCAGCAAGAAGGAGGGTGGCGACTGGGCAGACGACATGAGCGAGGCATCCAACGCTCTCTGCTTCTCGCTGGGCGTGCATCCAAACCTCATCGGAGCCACACCAGGCAAGAGTCAGATGAACAATTCCGGCTCAGACAAGCGAGAGCTCTTCATACTCAAGCAGTCGCTAGAGAAGGCTTGCCACGACATCATGTGCAAGCCTTACCACGTCATCTCCCACTACAATGGCTATGCCGACCGAGGAGTGACCGTAGACGTGCCGATGATAGAACTCACGACACTTGACAAAAACAAGGACCAACAGACATCAATCGTATCAAACCATGGCAAAAATGAAGATTCAAATCAGCAAGGATGACTTCGAGCAGAGCATCCTTGCAGCCACCAGCTCTCACTCTGAGGTGTTCGAGTCGGTGGAAAAGCATTTTGAAGAGTCCTATCTGCTGCTAAGTCGGCAGATACTGGGCGAGGTAGGCGAGGAGGCGCTGGAGACCAGCGATGAACTGCGTGAAGCAGTCATCAAGACTGTATGCCTCGATGCCTTCCTCAGCGTTGTAAGACACCTCGACCTCGTGCTCACGCCAACAGGCTTTGGCGTTGTGGCCAACAACGAAGTCTCTCCGGCAAGTTCCTCCAGAGTCGAGGCGCTCATCGAGCAATGCCGCATAGCCCTCATCGTGGCTCAGGACAGAGTCATGTCTCATCTCACCGTAGTGTCAGGATGGGGGAGCACCCTCCAGGCACAGCAGGGCATCCAGACGGTTCTTTGGAGCATGGAGGGCTATTGCTACCTCACAAGGCAGACCAGCATGACCTCCAAGGACTGGATGGCCAAGCTGGCAGCTATACAGGAGGCAGACGCCACCCTGCGCAAGCTGGTATCAGACGAGCAGATGGATGACATCATGTGTCTGGTCAGAGGTGTGAGAGAGGGCAATGAGTTTGAAGGCAGCGTGCGCCTCATGCTGAGCCGCTGCCTGATCATGTTGGCCAACGGCATGCTGTCTGCATACTCCAACGAGCGTGCAAGACTGCTCTCATATCTGGACAAGAACCTCGATAAATTCCCATTATATGCGGATTCGTCGGCATATAAGGCTAACCATTTCAAAGAGTTCAACAATGAAAAATCAAAACCTGCCTTCGTTTTTAATTCATAAAGATGGTACACAAGAGTTCAATTTCAAGGCGCCGTCATCGTGGGCGGAACTTTCAGAGGATCAGTTGCGCTATGTCCTTAGCATCATGTCGACGTTCCAGGATCATACCGTTGTCAAATGCTACCTTCTCGCAAGGTTCTGCGGTCTTACCGTACATAAGTACACCCGAACCGGGTGGAAATGCAGCGTTAAATGCGATGAAAGCGTTGAAAATGGCGATGCTAAGACTGGAAAAGTGCGCAAGAGAGTCCTATACATCAGCGCTGCAGAAATCCTCTCTCTGCTCAAAAACTTCGATTTCATCGACTCCTTTACGGACTTTCGGCCTCTACAGGTCGCAAGTGACCTTCAGCTGCAGGCAGTAAACAGCCTGCTTCACGAAATCAGCTTCTACGATTACCTCAATATCGAGAAGAACTACCAGCTGTTCATGCTCAAGCAGGAGGACAGATTCCTGCTGAAGATGGCGCATCTCATGTACAGGACAGCAGGCGGTTCTTCCGATGAAACCGCCAATTTCGAACCTTTTGAGCTCCTCGGAGTCTTCATGTGGTTCTCGAGCGTCAAGGAGTATTTCGCCGCCAACTTTCCTCACTTCTTCAGACCAGCCAAAGAGGGTGGAGAACTGCGGCGTGAGGACATCCTGCCAGCCATGCAGGCGCAGATCAGGGCACTTACAGATGGTGACGTGACCAAACTGCAGGCTGTCTACAATACCGACTGCTGGGCTGCCCTCACAGAGCTTGATAACAAGGCACGAGAGGCAGAGGAGTTCAAGAAGCGCAATAGGCAAAACAGTTAAATATTCAGAATATGACAGAGAAAATCTTCGATTCCATCGCATATTTCAAGCAGCTGGCTGCCGAGTGCAGAACCTGCAAAGAATATAATTTCGTCGCAACGGAGTGCTCCGGACCTGATTCCATCCAGGGAGTCATGCAGCAGTTCCGCAAGGCATCCAACTTCATCATGGTCTCAGATACCGTTGACAGCAACACCCATTCCATTGGAGAGGGTTTCTTCGACCGCAACGTTTATACCGTCTGGATCCTGGCAGGGTACCGACGCGATGACATGGCAGACCGAGAGGCGAAACTGAATATCTGCAGATATATCTTCCGCCAGTTCCTCAGCCGCATGCTCCACGACAAGAGCCGTGAGGCATACGACGGACAGATGGAGTTCCTGGACCTCACGCAGGTCTATTCGAGCGAGCTGGGCAGATGGTCCATGAATGGCGTCACAGGACTATACTTCATGGTGACATCTGACGAGCCTATCGACATACAGTATGACGAGAGCCTATGGCAGACGCAGCAGTAGACGACCTCCTCAGATATGAGCGAGGATGGGCTAATGCCATGGGCGACTTCTGGCGAGAGCGCATGGAGCGGCTTCGTACCATCGATACCGGCCGCCTCTACGCTTCCATCAAGGCGCACCTGGAGCAAGGCTCTGTCACAACCATTGAGCACAACTTCCTGCAGTACGGTATCTATGTTGCTGCAGGTGTAGGTCCGGCACATGAGTGGTACAAGTGGACCGAGGCACAGGGAGGCGAGAAAGTCCACCGCATCAACAACGGTGATCTCAACTTCCTTGGCGATGAATACCGCCGCGACAACAATCTCGATAAACCGAAGAAGGTGGGGCCTGCCTGGGGCGGTCGTGTCGCCGGTGGCGAACCTAAAGGCCGCCGCGACTGGTTCTCGCAGAAGTACTACTCATCTGTCATGAAGCTCAACGAGCATGAGGCTACCTTCTACGGCGACCGGTACAATGGTCTGATGGCATCAGCCCTCACCGAGATATTCAGGGGCATAGGAGCAGCACGCAACCTCTAGGGAGCGTATTTTTACCGAAAGCATCGGCATATTATCTTTGCAAACAAAAAGTAAAATGGCATACAAATTAGACAAGAGTGCACTTCAGACCCTTTTCGAGGGCATCAGAGACGAGCGACGTCTGCAGGCCAACACGGCAAACCGCATCGGCAACGCTTTCCTCTCGCTGCTGCACTTCTGTGCTGACGAAACATCAGAAGCCTTTCTCAGCCGCAAGCATGACGATGCAGCCGAGGGCATGATTACCTTCCTGCGTGGACTCATCTCCGAGCAGATGGCGCAGTTCAAGGCGGGCGCACAGTTCGGGGATTTTGTTTCCGGACTGTACAACGGCAAGGGCGCGCAGGTTGATGCCAATGGCAATGCAGAGGTTGAGAGCATCACCATCCGCACATACATGAGGGTCATGGAACTGATTGTCAACCGCCTGTCAGCGCAGGAGGGTGACACTTTCTTCACCGAAAGCGACACCATCGAGAGCGTTGACAGTCTGGGCGATGATTGCTATGGCTTACACCTCCGCTCCAAGTATAGTGGATACTTCACAGCTCAGCATGTGGGCAACGTCATCAAGGGAGTGGTCAACAACATCGCCTCGGCAGCCAATTCTGGCACCTCGGCTAATTACTACACCTCATGGATGAGAGTCAACAGCGTCAACGCGGTCAAAAATTACATCGAAGTCACCCTGTATCCTGATGCCGATGTTCCGGCAGGCAAGAACTTCCCTCCATGTGAGCTCATGAATATCGCCCGTTATGGCAACCAGACCGTTGAGTCGCTGCAGAGCTGTTTCTACATCTCCAGTTCCGAGGGACGCATCGTCAAGCTGACGGGCGTCACCAAGCCGATACTGGATGATTACAACTACGGCATGGTCTTCGGCGACATGCCTGAATTCGTCAAGTCGCTCAACCTTCCCATCGTCAAGGGCAGGGATTATCTCTATGCAGCCGGCATCATCACCCAGGACATCATACAGATCGACTACCATGGCAAGCCGATAGTCGATTTTGTAGACCGGGGACCATGGTCAGAGGCGGCAGAATATTTCTGCTCAGCTCTCAATCCGGAAACAGGTAAATACGAGACCTCCGACGTTTGGTATACCGGCTGCAAGTGGCGATGCCAGAAAACCGGTACCCATACCGCACCAAGGTGGAACAATACCGACTGGGCGATGATAGAAGGCAATCCTGCCTTCATCATTGACTTTCTCGAAGACGAGACGATCTACGACTTCGACAACTTCCGGGCTCCGCTAACTGTCGTTGCTACGCTCTACGGACAGGATATTACCTCAGATATCCTCGACAGCGACGTAGCCTGGACCAGATACACCGAGAACAAGGCCGGTGAACAGAGAGTAACCAGCGACAACATCTGGGCACTCGAAGTCGGTTCCAAGGCAGGCAAGGCTATCGTACTGACCCAGTCTGACCTCTCCATCGACAGCGAGGGAGTTCCGGCTAAGATTAGATTCACGGCAACAGTTACACTTCGTGATGGTCTGGGCGATGAGGTTGCCCAAGATTCCATCACACTGGAATGTGTTTAATAACATATAAGATGAAATACAAAAGATTAGACTTCAAATACACGCCTCTGCAGGTGAACACATCCAAGACAATATCAGGCAGCGTTCCGCTCGAACAGACTTATGACGCCAACCAGAATGAGTATGCTCCTAATTACGAGTTGACACCATGCGCCTTGCAACCGGTCGTTGGTATAATCGACAGAGATAACATACTCGAGAGTGGTCGTGTCAATAGTGAACTGACAGATATCGCCTGGTACAGAGTCGAGAATGGTGTGGAGGGTAATGCGCTGGTTTCGACACCCAGGAAGCATGTCATCACCTCGTCCGGCAATGATGCCGGCAAACTGCTCTGGTATGTCAACGCAGCGCCGCAAAAACCGATTCTGCTCAGATTTAGGGCGAAGTACCTGGACAGCCGAACAAATAAGGTTCACAGAATTATGATGGACTATTCCATCAACTGCAAGAATGCGACCCTCTACAAGCCGACGCTGCTGCTTTCGAGTGGTGACCGATACTATAATCCACTTCGTGATACAGACAAGCAGGTCATCAGTGCATCTCTGCGCCTCGGATCAGAGGAGTGCGCTAAGGAGAAGAGGCTGTTCATCTGGGAGATTCTCCGTGATAGAGGTCAGTTCTCTGCCATTACAGCAGATGACCTCGAAATCAAAGTTTCTGCAGATGGCACATCGGTTACTCTAGACCGCTCGCTCATGGGCAAGCGCATCTGCATCAGATGCAGGGCTAAATTCTCGGCTGATGGCAATCCGGCAAGCGTAGATCTGAGTGATGCTACACCGAACAGAATTGTCAATATCGTCCGCAGGATACCATTCTACGATTACGATATCCTCGACACGGTCGACGAGGTCCTGCCCGACACGAAGGTAGTACACCCAGCGGCAACCATCTCTGACAATGTCGGAGAAATTGCGAACCCGACCAGAGAACTGCAGGTCCTCTGGTGGATGGCACCGAATAACTCGATACACTTTGAGAACGCAGTCCTTGTCGGACATGGCATGTCTCCGAGAGTACCTACAGATCTGCTGGATCCGAATAGGGGAGCTATCCTTGCTTTGGAAGTTAAAGACCTCGATCCTTTAGCTCTGGCTATGGATGCCGACGGCAAGGTCTTCGTGGACGCAGATGGCAATCCGTTCATTTTTCACTAATCATCATTTATAATATAGTATATGGAAAGATACATCAAGGCAAATCGCAAGGTCGTGGAGTTGCTTCAGCTGACCGAGGACAGAACTGAGCTGCAGGATGGCAATTTCATTCTCTGGTGTCAGGATATCCTACAGCTTGGGGAACCTATCGAGTTCGAGGAGACGCTGTCCAGAATAGGCGCTATCGCTATGGATGGCAAGACCGCCTGCATGGAGCAGGAAGGCAAAGTGTGCAACAAGCTGCCTGTAGCTACAGACAACAGATTCATCATGACAGAGCAGAGAGAGGAGGCAGAAAATGAGTAGCGCAAGTAAGTCGACAACCATCAACTTCATACCAAAGATGGGTACATTTACTCCGTCTATCCAGTCGCCTGACGGAGATATATACCAGGAGTACCAGAGAAATGGGGATGTCGTGACTGTCTATCCGGATTTCTCGCAGACGCAGCCGAAGCTGTACTTCGTTGTCATCTCATCGAGAACAGCAGAAGGCATCAGTACACCAACCTCCATGAAGTACTTCTTCAATGATACGGAGATTCCTTTCAATTCTGCAGGCAAGTCTACAGGACTGTTTGACGGTCTCTTTGAGATTATCAGACCAAGTGCTTCGCAATTATATTGGGGACTGAAAATCTGCAACAACCTGGTTAAGGTTTCCAATTATAGCGGCATTACAATCAGGATGGTCGGAACCATCACAGAGCGTTCTGGGCAGCAGGAGGCTACAGATGATATTCAGGCTAGCTACGATATCCCCGTTGGCCCTTACACAGGAGTCGCTTATCGTGTGACCATTAAGGCTCCGGCTAATGATACGCACAACTTCGTTCTGGGTAGCAAGGATGACAGCTGCCAGCTCGAAGCCAAAGTCACGCAGGGCAACGAGATTCTGACAGCAGGACTATATTACAAATGGTATAAAGCAGTCAATAGCATCACAGGTTGGGAGCAGATTGCAGGAGCCAGTGCCAAAATCCTCACCGTCAAGGCATCAGATGTTGATTGCACGAGGGAGTTCATGGTGGAAGTGTACAACGACAAGGCCATGGGCAAGGATAATATGCTGGGTTTCGACTTCCAGACTGTCATCGATGCGTCAGATCCGTACGATATTGAGCCCAACCCGACACCGGCTGATGAGTCTATCAGCGAGGACGAGTCAGGCAATGGTACTGTGACCTATACTCCGAGACTGATTGTCAGGGGAAAGTCTGAGGCTATCGGTAGTAAGTTCTATTTCACGCTGAAGTCAGGTTCTGGTGTTGTCCTCAATACTGAGGCAGCACGCAAGCCTACTGTCCAGCTGAGTTCATTTGCTGTGACCAGGGCAGACTGTGAGCATGCCGGGTACAGCAGCGTGGCATTAACGATTCAGTCAGTCAAGTAGTAGTCTATGACAGTAATAACAAGAACTATTAATTTTATTCGCAAGGCTGTCAAGGGTGAGAAGGGCAGCGTCCTTCGAGGTCCGCAGCTGTGGAATACCTGCAGCAATGGATACAGATTCGAAGCGGGTGGAGAAGGTGAAGAGTGGAAGGATGCGGTATTGTATAATGGCAATACCTATTCCTGCATCAAGACGCACGTCAAGACAGCAGATAATTATCCGGGGTCTGCAGCTGATCTGAACAACCATTATTGGAGACTGGGTCAGTCTATCGAACTCCTCATTGCCCACATCATCCTCACCCAATACCAGATGGTAGAGAACCTGGGTGTCCGTACCATCGAGATGAAAGATAAGGACGGCAACATTGTCTTCAAAGCTAAGGACGGCGAGCTCGTTTGCAAGGGAGGAACATTTCAGAATGTCAGCGTCTCTGGAGATGTCTCTGTCGGAAGACTGAGATACAACGAAAATACGGTTACTGATGGCACTAGTGTCATCAATGGCTCTTTTATCAGGGGTTGGGGTACCTATGTCCTACCGCACCTGAAAGATGGAGAATTCATGCGCATCGTGGTCTTCAATCCTATCATGACGCGCAGTACACTGCCAACGGTACTTAAGGGCGAGCAGACAGAGGATGTATTCATGCCGGCAGAAATGGGTTATTCGCACACTAGAGAGACTTCCATAGAAGTTAATGGGTGGTATGAACTCATCGGTACGAACGAGCTTGGTCACACAATATGGGTATATAGTAATGTAGAAAATAATCAAAATTAGAATAGCTGGAAATGGAAGGTAAAAAATTCAATTCCGTGACGAAAGTCACAACCGTCAACAGCAACCAGAGTTTGCTGCTGACAGACCAGAATGGCAATGTCACTACCATCGGTATGGATGCGCTCAAGGCTGACCTTGCTGTTGGTCAGCATGCCTGGTGCGGAAGAGTGTGGGACACCGCAAACGCAACGCCTAAGGCTGCATCATACATTGGCTCACTTGAATTGCTGAAGGAGTTGCCATACGTCCTCGGACTTGGCGCATACTTGGTCAAGAATGACCACAGCCGCAGAAAGCTCGACAGCAAGGATCACCACAAGTATGCTACTGGTGAACCGGCAAGGCTGGATGGTACAGAAGGTCACTATCAGTGGGGCTGGGGCAGAAAATTCTACGTTGTCATCAAGGATATTGGCGGATTGCACTATGAGCAGATTGGCATCAAGCCAATTCCTGGTGAATACAATCTTGAGATACCAATCGGCAGTATTTCTGCAGCTGGATTTGCTACTATTGAGCGTAGTACCGGACGCCTGGTTAGTTACATCAACGATGCAGCTAACTACCGTGGTGGCGACAACAATGCTACCTATGATGGCAAGAACAATACGTTGCTGGGCAGACCTGCTACCGCTATGACTACAGAGCAGTTCAGAGCTGCAGCGCGTAAGAACGGCAAGGGTTGGCTTTGCACAACCATGCGACATACATCCATTGTCGCAATTCTGTTCAGTGTCATTTTCGGTACACATTACGATCAGGATGCAGTCAATGCCAACAAGGATGCCAACGGACTCTTCCAAGGTGGACTCGGAGCAGGCTTGACGCAGATGCCGAACTGGGAAGCCTACAATGGTTGGCGACCAGTTGCACCAATGAGTGCAGGCATTGAACTTGGTGATTCATGTGGAGAAGCGACCTATGCCGTAAAAAATGATGCAGGGGCAACGGTCTATAATGCCAAGATACCATGTTTCTTCGGTTATAAGAACGGCTTTGGCAATCTATGGCGAATGATGGATGATGAGTTCTGCCAGGTGAATAGTGACAAGACCATGACCCACCTGGTCGCTCCGTCTATTTACGGCTCCTGGACTATCGGCAATGCTACCGGCATGAAGACGTTGAGCAAGTCACCTGGCAGTGGTGAAGGATATATCAAGACCTTGTCGATGGAACATCTAGAGAACTTCTGTACGCAGATTGGTGCTACAGAGTCAACCTATTCGACAGGTTATTTTTGGAATACGTCAAACGCTACTTCCGGTTTTCGCCTGTGTCTTCGCGGTGGCAGCGCTGACCTTGGTGGTCACTGCGGTCTTTCGGCGCTCCACGTGTACTATGCTGTCTCGGGTTCCTCTGTGGACTTCGGTGCGGCCCTCTGCGAAGCAGCATCCGAGTGGTCATTGGATCCAGTGTATTACGAGGCGGCCTAAAGTGTTCAGAGGTGTGCTGGCGTGAGCAGGAGTGTGCAGGATTGACCAAGGTTCCCAAGCGGAGCCAAGGGCAATCCTGAGCACCCTGCGAGCGTAGCGAGCAAACCCTACCGCCCTTGGGCGGTCGATTTTTTTTTGAAATTTCGCTCTTTGACATTCTTTCATTCCGATTTTTTTCAGTACCTTTGCAGGCGGTTTTCAAACCAGGCTGTGATTCCTGCGCCGGTTTTCGCCTGTGTCTTCGCGGTGGCAACGCTGACAATGGTGGTCAATGCGGTCTTTCGACGCTCAACGTGAACAATGCTGTCTCGGATTCCAATGTGAACTACGGTGCGGCCCTCAACTTAACAAGATACTGCAGGTTAGTTTGCTTAGCTGCAGAGATTTCGGGAGTCAGGCCTTGCCTCATGGCAAAACATACACTTTAGCAGAATAGCAAGTAGATGATGGCAATGGGTCATCCGGTCGAAAGTTAGGACATTAGAAAAGCAGACAACAGACACAGACACCGACATTTATCAGACACCGACCTTTTTTTTATAAATAAAATTTTAAGCAAGTGAAGAGGTTAGGTAACATTTCACAGGCGGTTGAGACTTTGCAAAATTTTCGTGAAGCATTTTTTGATTTTTCGAGGCACAAGAAGTCCCGTCTCTCAGTACAAGCGTTTGAGGCAGAGTTTGAAACAAATCTTCAAGCTCTGCTAAATGCATATGTTAATCAGACATGGCATACATCAGACTATGAGGCCAAGCCGGTTGAAAAACCCAAGCATCGTATAGTCAATAAGTTGCCTGTTGGCGATCATGTCATTCAGCATGCAGCCATGCACACCAGTGAAGATAAGTTGAGAGCCAAGATTCCTTTCAACAGTCCAGCTGGTACCAAGGGGCGTGGCACGCATTTCTTCTACAAGATTATCAAGCAGGACATCTATACCTCGCCACAGCTAGAGACATTCTATTGCTTGCCCATGGATATACATCATTATTTCCAGCATGTTGAGCACAATCTGCTCAAGAGAGAGTACAGGTTGTATATCAAGGACCGCAAGCTGCTTGCATTCATCGACGAGGTCGTTGACAGCTATGCCAACGGCATAGTGCTGGGCGTCAAGCTTACACAACTTTTGGGGCAACTGTTTCTGGCGAGGTTTGACTATCTCGCTATGCGTTGTTTCGACATACTCCAAGACCCCGAGAAACACGGCTACTGGCAGGCTCGGTACGTCACAGACATGCTCCTCACATGTCGCTCGGAGCAGCAAGCTATCGTTTTAAATGTGGGGGGGTAAAATCCCTCAATGAGCGCTTCGACCATTTTTGCCGCGAAGGGCTCAAACATTATTATAGATTCATGGACAATATCTTCATCATGCATGAAGATAAGGTCTTCTTACGCCTCATGGCGGAGCTTGCAGTCATGCACTTGGCTAGAGACTGGAAGCTGAGCATCAATAAAAGTTGGAATATTCATCGTACATGTGACGGCATAGACTTCTGTGGACAGAAGATCTTTGCCGACCATGCCCTTTTGCGCAAGCGCACCAAGCAGGCACTCTGTGCCCAGGTGGCAAGATTGCGCAAACGTGGACTTAACGATGAACAGATCCGGCGCAAGGCAGCATCCAGGCTTGGCCTAGCCAAACACGCAGATACAAAAAACTTATTAAATAAAATCGGTATGAAAAAGTATGGTCAGATTGTGAAGGCTCGCAAGGGAGAGGTTCCCTTCGAGGGCATGAGCATGGCACAGAAGAAGCATCCAGGCGATATCCTGTGCCACAACATTGAGGACTATGACAAGTTCCTCATCCTCATAGAGGATTACAAGATAGATAAGTCGAGAGTCGACTTCAAAATGGAGCAGGTTGAAGAAGTTGACGACCAGGGCGTCAAGCACATAGTCACCAAGAAGGTGCCTAAGGACCGCCTAGCCATCCGCTTCCGTTTCATCGATCACGTCCGGAAGACAGGACAACTCGATGAACATGGCGATGAGATTGAGGAGCCGGTTTGGCAACCTGAGTCGTGGTGGCTCTTTACTGGCTCAGATATTCTGGTTGACCAGGCACGCAAGGAGTGGGAACTGCTGGAAAAGGGCTTCTACACCGTTGCAGCCGAGCTAACCAACAAGTTTGGCAAGAAATTTTATAAGTTTATCTAGATGCACAAGAAATTTTATCTTTGCCGTATGTCATACTTGAGATATGACAGCAAGCATTTTCTTCTGTTCCTGAGTGAGCAGAAAGTAGAAAACTATCACCCAGACACCACCATGTCGGAGTCTGATGGCGATAGTAAGACAGTGACAGCCTACAGCTACGAGGGCACAGAGATTGACGGCTCCACTAAGATTGAGGCTGAGTCGGCAAGCTATCGCGAGTTCGTGAATGGCCTGGTTCGTACTAAGTACAGCCAGAGCGATGTCGAAGCCATCCTGTGCAACCATGGTGATGGCAATAGGGAGCACGAGACAGAGTACCAAGTATTCCAGGAGTGGCGAGAGCAGGCTAAGCAGATGGCCAGAGAGTTACTCGACCGGGATATCTCATAGTTATCAGATACGGCAGGAGGGTGACAGTCCTTTCTGCCGTATTTTTATATTCCTTATATTATATGTACCTTTGTGCCAGTTTTAAAAAAGGTACAGATATGCAGAGAAATACCAAGGATTGGATACACTACAGCTCTGCTGGCATAGTACTGCTTGCTGGCATTGTGCTTGTGTACATCAGCTTTTTTATGTCCCACGACGTCACGTCTAACGTCTTGTGGTACTTTGGGCAGAGTCTGGTTTACGTGGCAACCGTCTTTGGTTTCGCACTGACTTTTGACACCAGAGTTAAAGACATTATCAATAAATATTTTAACAATAAAAATGGCACGCAAGATTAAGAAAATTTTCGTTCATTGTACAGCAAGCCGACAGTCATGGTCTGTCGATGCCTTGCTCAAGGAGTTCAGAGACAAAGGCTGGCATTATCCAGGCTACCACTGGGTCGTTACCGCAGATGGAAAGCGCATGCAGCTCATGACAGAAGACCTGCCGTCCAACGGAGTCAAGGGGCACAATTTCGATTCAGTCAACGTGGCATACATGGGTGGAATATCCCGCACTGGCAAGGCTATCGACAACCGCACGGAGGCACAGAAACAAGGTTTGCGTGAGTTGCTCAAGGAATTGAGAAACCGCTACCCTGAAGCCAAGATCATGGGACATCGTGACATCTCGCCTGACAAGAACCACAATGGGGTGGTCGATCCATGGGAGCGCATCAAGGAGTGTCCTTGCTTCGACGCAATTCCGGAATATGCCGACATTTAACATCAAGGATTATGCAGAAACATCTCAAGTCAATCATCATGGCCATATCGGTGATATTGGTCATCATCGCCTGTTTCTGGGTTTTTGACCATCGACAGCAGCGAGCGGAGCAGAAACTGAGAGAACAGCTCAATGGGCTGAAACTTCAGTATGCTCCAGCCGAGCGAGACACCATCCGAGACTCGCTCACGGTCATCACGCAGCAGGTGCTGCAGATGCCGGCTGAGGAGTACAAAATTCAGGCCTACGATCGCCAACTGCTCCATGACCTGGACATTCGTCTTGGCCAGGTCTTGGCAGACCAGCGCACGAGTCTGAGTACTGCTGATACGGTCAAGACTGACCGCAGCGACTCGGTCTATACCTACAGCGACCGATGGCTCAGTTTCCGTCTCAATACGGCGGACTCCATCTTGACATACAAGGCGAGAGACAGCCTCCAGACCATCGTCTACAGGCAGTACAAGCACAGATTCCTCTGGTGGCGGTGGGGCACCAAAGGCTATGATGTCAAGGTCATCAACTTCAATCCCCATTCCAACATATTATATAACAGCTATATACAAGTCACCCGATAATGGCAAGACAAGAGGTATATACAACAGTCATCAAGCTCAACTCAGAGGAGGCAAAGAACCGACTCAAAGAGTTGGAGGACAGAGTCGCTCGTCTGAAGAAGGCTAAACAGGAAGCCTTCTCGGCGGGCGATTCCCGTTTAGGCGCATCCCTCGCCAAGGATCTGAAGGCCGCAGAGCGAGAGATGA